ATTCTACAGATCCAGCCTTAACTCGCTTCATTTTCACCGAGCCAGAAACTTTCGATCCATCATCTATTAGAGATCCATCTAGCCAATCTTCAGCTAATAAAGCATTAGCATACTTAATTTCATCTGGAGGATCGGCTTCGTCGAAAACTGCACAACTATATGTAGAGTCTAAATGAACTCTGCCCCAAAATAAAGCATTATTCTTTTGAGATGTATTAGCACTACTCCAGATTTCTGATCCGGTAAGATAAGTGTTTGCTTCGGCTACTGTACAATATGGTGTTACGAGCGCCACAGTAATCTCCTGTTAAATTGGGTCAATGCCCTGTGGGACAACTTTCAACGTATAATGCTCCTCGATATTAAATGGAGGGGCTAACGTAGTATTGATTACTTCAATTACTTGAGTATATGGACGATAACTTTCGCTATCATCAACATCTAATAGATTTGTTTCCGTCGGAGTTAATGCAGCGATAAATCTTAAATTATCCGCTGTCTTGCCAGTCACTTCCCTCTTAGCAATTACAACTGCTCCATCTGCATCATTGACAGCGGTAAAGCAGCTCCAGTTTGAATCGAGAGTCGCTCCATCATCTAATACCGTTGGTCGTGGCCTAATAATTGGCCCAGTATCACCTTGGTAAATTGTATATTCTTCAACAGCCATCTTCTAGTCCTATAAGTTCAATAGTAGAGTCTAACATATAATTTTCAGGCAGCATAGATAGATCGAGTGTTTCTATTTCGATATCTAAATCATAAGATTCATTATCATAATTTATTCCATATGGAACGCATAATAACGGAGTTCCACCAGTAAAGGATAAGGTTGCGTCAGAACCAGTTATATCAAATTCAACTGTTTCTGCTACTATACTATGGTGATATGCAAATTCTACATTTGTGCCGGAAATTATAAAAGTACCGGACTCTGTACCAATAGACTTATTATGTGCTAAGCCTATATCTTGGCCGGATATTAAGAAAGATCCATTTTCTGCAATAATAGAATTTACAGTCTTTAATGTAACATCTTGCCCGAGTATTACATACTCGCCAACCTCAGAGGATATTGCATAACTTGTTTTAAACGATACATCCGTTCCAGATATATCATATTCGCCGTTAGAGACAGATATGGCATACCCTTTTCCTAAATCGACAGATTGACCCGTAATATTAAATGATACGCTATCTACAGATGCTACTTTATCTGATAGGAAATTAACGTCCGTACCAGTAATATTGAATAGCCCAGTTTCAGTAAATAATACTAATTCACTATTAAATGTTACATCAGCGCCAGTTATTAAAAACTCGCCATTTAACGTAGATACTGTATAGTCTCTATTAAAGTCAATATCTATGCCAGTAATATTAAATACGGTAGTCGCTGTAGATAAAGTATAATCTATTAATAGTTCAGCAGGTTGGCTATTAATAGCAAAAGCGCCAGATATGACATTCGCCGTATAGTCTATGCTGAAGTTGACGTCCTGTCCTGATATATTAAACTGCCCATTCTCTATAGAAATTGCATATCCAACTGCTAAATCTACATCAAAGCCAGATAGCGTAAATTCTCCATTTTCTGCTATTAGCGAATTTTGAGCCGAAAGATTAACATCTTGTCCCGTTACGTTAAATGATCCAACTTCATTAATGAGAACGTACTCTTTAGATAATACTATATCAGTACCATCTAAAGAAAACGCTCCATTATTTGAATTAAGGATATAATCAACTGAGAGATCAACAACAGTTCCGCTGATCGTATATCCTTCAGAAATATTAGACAAAGTATAGTCTACTGAAAGATTTACATCAAATTCAGTTATTATATATGAGCCAGACCCTGCTAATATTGATTTCTCACTATCAAAATTAACATCTGTTCCTGTTATTAAGTATGCCCCATAATCCGGTATTAGCGCATAATCACGATTAAACGTAACCTCCGTTCCAGTGAATAAATAAGAGCCAGAAAGTACATCTAGTGTATATTTTATCGAGAGATTAACATCGGAGCCATCGATTAAGAAAGCGCCATTTTCTGTAGCTAGAGTATAATCTCTATCTAATTCTGCATCTATTCCAGTAATTAGAAATGATTCAACGGTAGGGATTAATATATATCCTTGCTGGAGATCTACGCTTGCCCCAGTAATATTAAATAATGTAGATATTGAGCCTAATACATATCCCTGTTGCAGGTCTACGTCTGTCCCTGTAATATCGAATAATCCAGATCCAGCGGATAATGATTTTTCGCTATCGAAATTAACATCAAATCCAGTTATTGTATATTCGCCAACAATAGTTGATATTGCATAATTACGGCTAAATGCAACATCTATTCCCGTAATATTAAATGCAGTCGTCTCAGTAACTAATGAATATCCCTGCCGTAAAGTGGCATCCGTTCCATCAATATTAAACGCTGAGGTTATCGTGCTTAATGAATACCCTTGTTGAAGGTCTACATCAAAGCCAATTATATTAAATATGCCAGAGCCAGCGGATAGTGATTTAGTACTATCGAAGTTGATGTCATACCCTGTTATTACATATTCGCCAGCAATAGTAGTTATTGCATAATTAAGATCGAACGTAACATCGTTGCCGGATATATTAAAGGCTTTAGTTGATGTAGTTAGTGTATAGTCCTGAGAAAGAGTTACATTAGAGCCAGAGATAATAAATGATTCTGTAGAAGGAACTAATGAATATCCCTGAGTAAGATTAGCCGCCGTACCCGTAATATTAAATTCTTCTGTAATCGTTTGCAATACATACGATATTGCAAAATCTACATCAGTACCAACTATATCAAATGATACAGTTAGATTGGGGAGACTATACCCTATTTGAAGATCTGTGTTTGACCCAGTAATACTAAATACTTCTGTAAGAGTATCTAATGTATAGTGTATCGCGCTAGATCCCTTAGTCAGTGTAACGTCTGTACCGATTATGTCGAATTGTACTGTTTCTATTGCTACCGGATGACCATGGATTAAGCGAGTAGATCCAGTCTCACCAAGAATAATTGCCCCGAGTTTTGCGGATCCTAATGTAAAACCATAATCACCATATATATAAGTTCCAGATAAAGCATCAAGAATACTAGATGCATCTATGCCTAAATCGACAATCGTCCAAGTGTGATCTGCAATAAGTGCAGCGCGTGCAGCCACAGCACTCGAATTATAATGGATTGTGCTCGCACCTAAAGATACATCGTTAAGAACTGCTTGCGCTTCCCACCCTATTAATATATTACTATAATTCTCTGTGGATAATCCGGATTGGTCAAATGTATTAGGAGCAGTGGTTAATCCAGTAACATTCCAGGATGCTAGATTTTGATTAAAGGAAGTAGCTAAACCAAAAGTAAAGGTTAAATTCGATAATGATGAACTCGGTTCCCAGCTAGATATATCTTGATTAAATGCAGGTGAATTATAAAATGTCGCGTAGCATGTCGTTACTGCACTTACATCCCAAGACGTTATATTTCCATTAAATATAAGACAAGAAGAAAACGTGCCAGCTAAATTATTAACAAGACTTGTATTCCACGAATTTAAGTCTTGATTAAACGAATCACAATCATAAAATGTATAGTACAGGCTATTACAGCCTGAAACGTCAAACCCATCAATATCGGCGTTAAATAAAGGACAACCCCAAAAGGTTCTTTGTATATTTGTTAATGCTGAAGTAATCCAACTAGATAATCCTGTTCCAGTGAAGGATGAGCACCCTCTAAAAGTTTGATATAGAGATTCAACTAAAGTTACATCCCAACTAGAAAGATCAGCATCAAAATCAAAACATTGATTAAAGGCTTCTTCTAGCGTCGTTATTGACGTTGTAGTCCAGTTGGATAATCCAACACCCGTAAAAGAAAAGCAATTACTAAAGGCTTTATATAAACTTATTCCAGAACTAATATCCCAGTCACTAAAATCATAAACACTTAGTGAAGAGCAGCCATTAAACATGTTTTCAAAAGCTGTTACACCAGATAAATCAGGATAATCGGTAGCCGATATATCTAAGTTAATACAATCATATGCAAAACTTGACATAGTATCAAAAGCAGCGTCGCCCCACCGCTTAATATCTATCCATTTTATATTATCCGACGATTCACCGAACTCAAAATTAAACGCCGAACATGTTCCTATAATCGAAACATCATACTCACCGGCTAATTCATACTCGTGAGTTTTACTCGTCTGCCATCCAGCGGTTACAGTAGATGATTCCCCGTCTCCCCAATAAACGGTAAAGTTATATGTGCTACCAGAAAAATTAAGAGGGAGAGTAATAGACTCAGCATCAGCCGTAGTCTTCCAAGTAGTTATAAATGGATTGCCACTTATAATATTTACATTCACCCCTGTAATATTAAACGCTTCAGTAAGCGTATCTAACGTATAATGATTGGCGACACTTTCTTTTGTTAGAGTAACATCCGTGCCAGTTATAGCAAAAGATTCAGTTATTGCCTCGGTAGCGTAACCTTGCTTTAATATTACATCTGTGCCCGTTATTGCGAAAGATTCTGGTATTGCCTCGGTAGTGTAACCTCGTTTTAATGTTACATCTGCGCCAGTTATAGCAAAAGATTCCTCTAAAGCGTCGAGCGCGTGATGCTTAATATAAGTAAGCTCTACATCCGTTCCTGTTATTGCGAAAGATTCTGTTGTCGCATCTAATGTGTAATGAGTAACCTCTATTTCGTACGTTATCGTAAATTCAAGTTGATCTTGTAAGCAAACCGTGGAACCATAGGGGTCGTTGCCATATCCGGTTGAATCAGTACCAGCTGAATTTTTCCAAGAAGTTGAGCCCGTTTCTAACGCCTCCGCTGATAGGGTAATGGTAGTGGCACCATCAACCAGGACAACAAGACCAGATTTTACTGAGACCCCAGTAACAAAATCAGTAACCCTGTAATCCATTGAGGCTGAAGTAACTCCTGTTACTGTTGTTCCAGCCGGAACACCCATATCCTCCCAAGTTAGCGTTCTATCCCAGTAGTTTGGAGAAGAAGTATTACCTTTATTTCGTCCGTAGCAATGCGAGCTAAGCGAGCGGAGTGGATTGCCTTGGAAAGCATTCAGCTCCATAGTAACGGAACTACTATCTGGATGCGAAACGAAGCTCTCTACATCAGTATAAAAGGCGAAGGTTTTTACTACAGTAGCCATATTACTGGTTCGCTATAATCCTATCTGCGATAGCTTTTATTTCAAGATATGAATCCTTAACGGCTGGATCAAAATCAGACGCTAAGATTACGCTATCATCCAATAACTTACTTACTAACTGAACAAGAACTAGAACGGTATCTTTTCCATATAACCTAAGAGCCTCCGTGTCCTTTGCTACCCGTTCTTGATCCAACTCCATTTGAGTTTTAGTAACTACTGTATAAACTCTAGTAGCAACATTTGTTACATAATCATACGAATCTTCGGGAATAGAAAGACGTTCTATTTCTGTATCTACTGCCGGCTTAGTAATATCAACTTCTACTAGAAATATTTTTCCGTTAACAATAGAAGAATCTTTAGTATTATATGTTTCAAATAATCCGGTTCTACTACCAATTATAATATGTACTACAGGGTCTATTTCAAAATAAAGCATTACGCTGAACCTCCATCGGTTATAGCCCAATTATAAGTATCTGTAAGAACTAACTTAGCGGCAGTTTTGGTATATTTGGCTGTGCCAGCGTGGAACGGAACATCGCTTTGTAACGACTGGTGCTCCCAAGCATCGAGAAGCAGATCGTAGTTTGTATCTGAAAACGCAGAAGAATAAAACATAAAGTCCATAGTGGCAACATCAGCAACGTCTAATCCACTAACATCTGGGTTAGCAAGTGTTGCCCCGTAAAACATGTAATCCATATTAGCGACGACGCCAGTGTTCCACCCACTGATATCTGGATTCAGCGCTGTAGCATTACAGAACATATACTGCATATTCTCTACTAGTGTCGTCACCCAATCAGCTACATACGGATCAGCTGAAGTGGCCCCATAAAACATAAACTCCATACTTGTTACGCCACTAACATCCCAATCCGTTACATCTGGATCCGCTGATGTTGCACCATAAAATACAAATTCCATATTCGTAGCGGAACTTGTATCCCAAAAACTCGTATCTGGATCTGCTGCTATAGCGCCATAGAACATAGCATAGAAGCTCCAAGCTGTGCCTAAATCCCATGAACTTGTATTCGGATTGACCAGTACCGCATCGCGGAACATACCGCCAACATCTGTTACAGAGCCAAAAGCTCCAGCGTCTGTCGCAGTAGTATATAAATTGGAACAACCGTAAAAAGCTCCATTAAGATAAGTGAAGCCTACATCTCCCCAATTAGATACATCTATGATCTTTAGCCTATCTCCAGCATTATTGAAAGACCAAGCCTCACAGGTTCCTGAAATAGTTACAATATAATCACCAGCATCATCATATTCATGAGTGGCATCAGCATCATCCCACGCTGTCACCGTTTTTAATCCAGAGTCATCCCCATAATCAACCATGAAGTCATATGTATATATGCCAGTTATTAATGGAAGAACAATACTCTCGCTTGCACCAGAAGTGTGCCATTCAGTAATAAAATCAGATGACCCCCTGGATGCCTTACCAAATTGCATTCCATTCATACTAAACATTTAGGTATCATCCTCAGCGTCAATTGTATAATATAAAGTTACACCATGTAATCTCGCATCAATAGCCATATCATCAGATGCATGTGCGACATCCCTATTAATCTTAAAGACAATAATATCTTCAGCTGCCGGAGTTCCAGCTATCGTTACCGCAGATGATCTACTAGAAATGTATAAATCATCTGTTGTCCCTCCGGTATTTTCTATATCAATCTCCGTACCAAATGCACTATCTAACGCGTCTCCGTCAGAATTAGCGTTTCCCGATAAAGACCAAACTACACCAAAGTTAGTAGTAGTCGCAGCGTGACTCCATGAAGCAGCGAATAGAATAGTTTCTTCATCCCATGACTTTGGCATCCTTACTTGAAATTGAATTGACTCAGATGTAGTAGCGTCAAAATCCATAGCTGCTATCATTACATCGTTTGTAGCCAATTCTAACTCTGCATATTCTGCTCCATTTGTCTCATTGGATATCATTGCAGATGCTGGGATCCAAATAGTATGAAGCCCTTGTGCTATTTTTGCATCAAGTTCGGTTTGCAAATCTGTTTGGTCGGCAATAGTCCCAGTAATGCCTCCCCATATCGAGCTTGTCGCGCCACTTACGGAAAGAGCAATTCCAGCGCTAGTAAATCTCCAATCTACATAATCTCCACCAGTATCCGTCGTCCTTATTACTGATTTTACGCTGTTCGCATAACTATCGTTTGTTTGTATTATAAAACTAGCGATTGATTTATATTCCGTTATTGGCAGTCGTCCGTATTCTATTGTTGATATTTCATCTAAGGCTCCACTTCTAGCACTAGTAACATTTAGATATTCGTTTTCACCAACTATAAAGAAGAAATTATCATCGATGTCGTTTGTTGCATATAAGTGCATTAGCATATAACGACCATTTGAAATCTCGGCTAATTGCCAAGTAGCACCAGTCCATTCATTATACGCAGCCCTACCGGTGCCAGTAGTAGTAATGATATAATCGGTGGCTGGAATTTTAACCCATAGGCCAGATGAGGATCCAGCTCTATATAATATCGGAATACTAGTTGGCCTCGGATCGGAATCAATCTCTATTTTTATGTCTTCATCCCAAATCGCTCCTAACGTAATTCCAATCTGCGCATGGATCGCTAACGATCCATCACCATCGGGAGTTATATCAATTGGCTGTAATCCATCTGAATATGCTGTTCCACGAGTATTGTGTAAATACTGATGTGATATGGCATCCATAATTATACCATGCCTTTCATCCGCCACCGTTGTTGCAGACGATTCTACTCCATTCCAATATACAAAAGCAATAAGTGCAGTATTGAGAATATAAGAATCATGCCAAATTACAGATTCTGTTAAATTACCTGATACATTATAAAAAATATAATGCATCCCCGAATCAGTTGATAAAACGAGATCGTCAGCCTCAGTTATTACATGCTGATTTCCATTAGAAAAAAATGTAAAAGATGTAGATGAAGGCTGAATAGTAAACGTCCTTGTGCCATCTACAAAGGAAATTATACTATCCGCCCTATTAACAAAACCATTTTCTACGGGCTGATATTTAACAAACTCATCCTCAACAAGATCAAAGCCAGTCTCTATCTCTTCCACATCAGAAGCGCTATAAACTTCGCCATCAACCAAATCATTATTAAAGAATGAGTTTGTCATTATTCTATTCCTTATTCAACAGTAAGAACGCTAGCGCCGAAGTCCAATGTAAATGTCTCTGTATCCGCGAGGGTCACTTCAGAACCATAATCATACCAACCGACTAGATTCTTGCTGCCAGCAGTATCGTTATATAATGCAACATATTGGAATGGCCCCATCGAGGCGGTTGCAGTCCAGACGACGTCAGTCGCGGTCATAGTTCCAACACCACCAGATTCTGTATACAGGTTTTGGATATCTTCGCCACCAGTAGTATATCCAGCACCATTAGTCAACTCATTACCGGATATATCGGCGTATGTAGCATTAGATGCAATAGGAGCTGTATTTGTCAGCATCGCCATAACAGCATCAGTGTTAAGATCGTGTACACCCAAGCCAATTTGCTCGGCAAAATCTTCAAATTTATTAAATGCAGAAGCCATATTTTAATCCTCTATCAATGTCAATAACAACTTAGGTCGTGCCTAAGTTTACGAATGTCATACTTCTTTTTCATGCCAGTTTTTTGAAAGTGAGGCATATCATATTTCCAAAGATCATAACCCCAATCAATTCCTAATCCGTTGACTCGGTTAACCTCTTTCATAGCGTTAGCTACTATAATACATGCATCTTCTTCCCATTTTGCAGTACCATTGATCCACGGGACTAAATCAACTGCCAACCCATATAGATGATAACTATCTATAGTAGAACTTGCTCCAACCAAAATTAAATTTTCTTGCTTTTGGATCGAGCGTATTCCGTCAAAAGCGGTAAAATCTTGCTTGGTAATCTTAATTGCCTCTGTAACACAATAGCTTACCTCTGGGTGAAGGCCAACTAATTGCGCCATAGATTTTTTCCCTAATTTAAAATGAATAGACATTAGTCAAAATTCGTATGCGTACGCAATTCAATCTTATACAAACGAGATTCTAAATCATCAACCCGCATCTTTAGTTCTTTACCTTCTTCTTCAAATCTGCTTGGTTCATTAGATGCGGATTCGAGTGATCTAATTCTTTCTTCCGCTGCAAGTCCCATATCGAAAGTATATCTTTTTCCTTGAGTAGCTCTGTTGTATGACAAATCTATTTTAATGTCTCTTGCTGCTAATTCACTCATAAAATGATCAGTAATATTATTATGCGCCATTCGTCCATTATCGGATATTGTAGTCAGTTTATTTGACACAACTCCCATATAATACGCTCCTGTCGCTAAAGGAACTAGAAGAACAGCGACTAACGGCCAAATTTTTACCATGTCATCGCTTACTGCTGCGGCCATTCCAAGTGCACCTATAAATGTCTTTTTGCCAGCTATAGTAAAGCCAGCTATTGTTACTGGATCAACCATTGTCTATTTTATACTTTCCGACTAGCGCTTCAATCAAAAGATTGATTAGCCATGGTGCGGTAGAGGACAAAGCCTCACCAAGTACGCCGCCAATATCAGCGAGTTCAGCTGATACAGCCGCCTTCTTTTCTTCACCAGTCATATCAAAATCGAACGCGGCAACAACAAACTGTTGAATTTGCTCTACTAGGCCATTATCCATCATTGACTTGATCATTGTGATAATCATATTAATGGCGAATTGACTTAAAAACGTTTCCATTGACTAGTCCTATAAAGTGGAATGCTCGTCATCATCAGAGCGTGCTGTGGATGGTGGTTTGAGGTCATCATGCAGTTTGATTCGTCCGCCCCGTGTCTACTATGCCAGTTAGCACTATGATGCTAGACAGAATCATAATAGTGCTAGTTGCCATTGTCTTAGATATGCGCCAGCCAGAATCTTTTAGATCATCGTAGACCATGAAGGCATCTTTGAATAAATTAATCCATTTAATCATTATTAGGCACCTGGTCTACTTCTAGCTCGAAACATGGGAATTTAATAGAGGAATAATGATCATCTTCGAGATCAAATGAATCTCTTTGATCGGGTAAACCTTGACGATCAGCCTGTTTATCTTCGGGAATAAATCGTCTTTTTTTAACGTCAGTAGATTTCATACATCACCGCTAGTCATCCAAAAAATCCAAATAATCAATAATAACCAAACCATAAATATTGTTACTACAGTCATCAGTACATTCCACCCTGATTATTATCGCTACAGCAAGATAATATTACAGCTATAATAACGAATATTATAGTAAACCAAGCTAATGGGCTAACTAAAATTCTTATTATCAGGTCTAACAACATATACTCGACAATCAAATACCGATAACAATTATCTGTGATTTAACTAAATTACGTTACTGTAAGTTGCGCTTCTGAAGATGAGATTACGATAGAACCAGAATTAGCCCTTATTCTATTCGCATCGAACCTTTCCCTAGTTCTTTTTCGCGTGTAATATAAAACGGCGGCAAGCACCTTTTTATGCTTACCCCATTTTGGTTTTTTGAGTAGTTTGCCCATAATTTTGATTGCTGGCTAGCATTCTAGCCAGCAAGCTCCATTAGTCATCACCGAGAACAATATATGCAATGTCCAGAGTTCCAGAAATAGCGAACGTGCCATCTTCAGTATCCGTAATTACATTATCATCAATCAAGATATTAAGATTTAATTCCATGCTACCGTCTGCATTGTCAAGAATAACTTGTTCCGTCGCCGTAGACAATCCTCGTGTAGATTGTGCATCCTTATCGTCGGCAGCAGATGCTAGCGCGGTAGATGGAACAACATTATCGTCTTCCGCGTCGCTAAGGTCATAATCTCCATTCGGTGCCGTTCCAATACCATAATCGCCATCCCAATCGTCGATTACATGTTCATCAGTGCCAGCCTTTACTGCGACATACGCAACAGCCCCTAGAAGTAAAATATTTCCTTCGGGAAGTTGGCCGATTACAGCGGTCGTAGCGTCCACCGTATCCGCTTCGCCAGTAATGTCTGCGCTAAAAGAAAACGCAATTCGTCTCTTTACGATTGACCGATCCGTTTCTGACGCTCGACCAAGTGATCTTAATAGACCTTTCATTCTACACCTCGATTAATTTGATTTAAAAGATCCTTAATAGATGGCTCTTTCGCTGATTTTTCTTGGATAACTTCTTCCTTTGCTTCTTTAACTGCAACCCTTTTAATTGGACTGGTCGCTTTCGTAATTGGCATAATTTGCTCCTAAAATTTAGGTGGCCATCCTTGGCCTAGGGAAAATAACTTATCCGTTTGAGGTCAAGAATGCAACACCGATGTTTTTACGCTCGGCGTATACGCGATCCCACTGGGCTGCAGCGGCAAGCTCAGCGTAAGTGGCCGTATCATTACCGGTCATAGTCATGGTAGAGAAAGAGAATCCATATGGATGAACAATCTCGGTGGAGCGAGTCCACAGAATGTCTTGACCACCACCATTTCCAGTTGCTGGAGAACGATCCATCTCAGATGGCACCATAGGAGTACCGGCGCCATATGCAACAGCGCCACCAGCGAACAATACAGTGGTATAAACATAACCACTTGTAACTCCATCGCGAGGAGCCAAAGAATCATCTACGATAACGCGATAGCCAAGATAAGTCGGGATATTAACTTCACCACGAGCATCTGGGATAAAGTCGATCAAGTTCTGTTTCTGCAAATTAGCATATGGCACTGAGTGCATAGCAATCGCAGAAAGATTTTGAGCATGATCACCCATAGTAGCCGCAGCATCAATTACAGCTTCTGCACCAATACGATTGCTAGCATCAACACCGACGGTAGTTTCCAGATGGATAGCATTAACCATATCGCTAGAATCGCCAGCGATGTTATCAAGCAATACACCTTGCATGGAGTTAATTAGACGCTTCTCGGTATCCACAGCCCAGTACTTACCAGTACGAGCCATGATAGCACCGAGAGGATCTTCCAGACCAAGTTCACGAGCCATGTCCATAGTAGACCATGCCTTATTCTTGTACGCTACAGCGTAAGTCTGCTTCGCACCTTGAATGCGATCCGCTGTGGCTGAAGATGCTGGATCATCAGTAGAGTAATTAGGCTCGTCATTAGTGAGACCTTTAAAGAAAGGCAGATCACCGATTGAACCCGGGCCGGATGCCATAGCGTTAAGTCTTGGATCGATGACCATAATGCCAGACTGAACGAAGCGATTCTGTTCAATCGCTAGCTCTTGCATTCCAGCGTTAAAAATAGTTGGATCGTAAATATCCAATAGAGTTGAACTAACACTGGAAGTTGTGCCCGTATATGTAGGAACTGTACCAAACATAATTGTATCCTCAAATTAAAATAAATAAATTAACATGAGGCACAACCACATGTTGCCTTTCGTTATATTACATGATAATTAATATCTAGTAATATCATTAAATCTACGCAGCAGCAGCTTTGAGTCTTTCAGCCTTAGAAGGATCTGATCTCATGAGCTTAGCTTGATCGGTATAATTAAGGGTGTCCTTGGAAAACGGATTAACACCATCATTAGACCCACTAATAGAACCATTTGCACCACTGCCTTTCGACTGTGGCCATAAATGCGCGGCGGAATCTTTAAGCGACTCTACGAAAACATCAGGTGAAGCAATCTTTTTACCAATTTTGCGAAGATTTCCATCGGAATCTCTTGATTCAAGAGCACCTTCTTCGCTAATTGAGAATACACCAGTAGCACGGCTAATGACATCATCGATTGCGGTAGGCAATACTCCTGCCTTTTCCGCTGACTGTCGGAGCGCTCCATTAACACGCTCTGAGTCGTATTGTAATTTCAACTTACTATATCCACTTTGCGCATCGGTTAAACTTGTCTGCATCTCTAAAGTTTGCGCATCAAACTTAGTCTGAAGTTTTTCTACTCTTTGCGATACAAGTTCGTCTACTTTTTGCTTTGTATCGGCATCTAGAGATGAACTCGTTTTAAATTCCTCGAATTCGCTTGTAAGATTCGAGAATTTCAATTCAAAATCACGCTTATCGTGTTTTGCCGTCTTTGTTTCGGTTAGCAATTGATCCATTTTGGCTCTCATGCTATCTTTTTCGCCACCTAGTGCTTCAAGGTTGACTTTCTGTTTATCAATTAATGCTAATGCTTCTTCTAATTCCACTGGAATCTCCTAATTTTGGTCACAGACCTGCCTGTGTTGAGCGAGAAATTTAATATTAAGTTGCTCATTTCTTAATAGTCTTATCCATAGTATTCGTCTTAACTAAGCCTTCACCTACGTCTAATTCGTCAGTAATCATTCCATCGTTAGCGCTCGAATCTATATCCCCTGGCTCTACTGGCGCTTCGTATTTCTCTCCGTCTTTATCTAGCCTATCTAATTCATCCTGAACAGTTTCACCTGGATGTAACATCCCGGCCTTACGGAAACTTTCAAGAAGCGTGCTATGGCTAATAGCGGTAGACTGCCAGCTTTGGATCATAGCGATCTGCTCGTTAGCAGTAAGGCTAAACGTAGAGAACTCCTGATTCGGAGTAAATTCGGTTTCGTTTTCGTCTCCGCCAGCCCAAATAGTAGCCCATCTACTTATTTGCTGTAGCCCTACTCCAACATTACCGACGACGGATTTAAGCGATGCAGTAGCCGAAGCCTGCCTAAGTCGAAGAGCCTCTCCAGATTCTGCCGCTCCTTTTCTCGATCCGAGCAATGATGCACCGAGTTCTTGCGCTTGAGAATATAAATCTACTATCCTAGCCAATAGGTGAGTCATAGCGGAAGTATCGGTAGTTGTATACCCTACCCTTGCCTGACTATCCGCTAGAGATATGAGTACGCCTAGTCCAGTAGCACCAGGTGTCTCGTCCTTATCAACTCCGGTCATATACATAGTCGGAACTGTAGACGTATTCTCTGCATGCTTTAGCATACAAGATAAATCATATATACTAATTTCGCAGTCTGCTATTCCCTCTAAAGGAATAATATCTATATCTGGGGTATTATCGAGAGATCCACATGCAATTACTGGAATAAAGTCAATCGTCTTGCCCATATATGTCGGCACTATCGTTTCTACTACAGTGCCATCATCAGTCGCTCTATGGTTCTCGATTGTGTATATGCCGTTAACTAGCATATGGCGAATTATAATTTCCTTATGTTTTGGCACGCCACGATTAGAAATTGGATCGTATTTTTCGTTTAGTTCATAATCGCGAAAAATAGCCCAATTAAAAGTAGAGTCGTCAGTAGATGCATCGGACGCTTCCCAATTTAAAAGCGCCGTTTCACGAAATTGTACGATTTTAATTTTACCGTCAGAGTCATCTATATCAAGCACCAAAGGACAACGCCCCTTGAGCAAAATCTGAAGAGCTACTCTTAAAAATAATTCGTTAAGTGATTTGCCATCTTTCGTCGCACGCTCGGAAAGATATTCCATGCTATCGGGGGCTTCATAAACAGACTTATGCTCTCCGACGAGAGACATGTTTCCCCGTGTAGTTGGCCCTAGCAAATCCGGGACGTATCCATCGTTAATATATTTCTTAGTTAATGGGAAGTCGTCCCAGCCAGCACCTTCCGCGAGTGGTTGAATCAGACCGTTAGTGGACTTCTTCATCTGCTCTATCTGCGTCGCATCGAGCAACGTAACGTCCATTTGACCTGCTGGAGCAGCTATGTACCTTTGAGCGTAGCGCTTTACGTCACGATTATAGCAGTCGTCCATTTTCATCCATCTGGATAAAGCACGGCCATAAGTTTCGTGAATATCTACGTTAATAGCGCTAGATTGCATTATCAATGTACTACTCCACGTGTTTGTGGTTTAAGTTCGCGCACTGGCATTAGGTAATATACTAGATACCCAACTGCGTCAGTAATATGATCTAGCCCAGACTTCTTATCGGGTTGCCCGTTAGGAGTATAAATTTGCTGTTCGAGGGCTTCTGTTATTTCGGGGCATCTTTCAGTATCGATAAATAATTTTTCGCGATTAAATGCGTTATTTACCGACGCAATTCTATCCTTAATGAATGGGTTTTTACTTCTTGCCCTAATTGAAAATCCAGCTTTGCGCAATAATGCAATATCAGACGTTCCTGCGTCGGTCGATCCTCTCTTTATGCCACTAGCATCGGGATAACAAATTAGTTTATCGTCTGGAAAATCGAATTGTATTGCTGCAACTAATTCCGGGGTATCCAAGAAATCATGGTATTCTTTGAATACATATAATTTTCCGTCGATTAATCTAGCGCAAACAGCCGCCATATGCTCCACGTTAAAGTCCATTCCTACGTGAAGAATCTTCATCCTATCGATACCACGTTAGAGTTATACATTTCGTCGTTAATAGCGTCGTTGAATTCAAAGTGATGATCCTTTCTGCTAAAGCAATGATAGCAGGCTCCGCCAGTTAAGTTGACGAATTCTCCATTTAGATATGCTTCGATTAACTGTGGTGGATAACTAGCGCGCAAATTAGCTATATAGCTCTTAGGCAAATAAGGATTAGATTCAGTGGCCGCCCTGACTAAAAGGTATCCTTCATTATCTTCCTTTTCCCATTTCTTATAAGTAAATTTATATCCTTCAGGAGTGGTGAACACTCCTACTTTATTAGGAATTGTGAACGTCCCATTATATATAGTATCCGCTGGTAGCGGTGCAGACTCGTTTTCAAAGTCTGCCATTATATCTTTTGGGATGACCGTTCCAAGAGGCGGCTGCTGACGATTACGAGAGATGATTTTATTCCATGCTTCTTCGGCTCTCGATTGGGGCATAGTATCTAATTCGTCTACAAAGCTAGCGAATACTTCATAGGCTATAATCCTTGCCGGGTTATCCATGGAGCGACAGATTATCTTACCGTGGCCTTTAATATAAAAGATGAAATCTTGTTTATTAAAAGTCCAGGACAGGCCAAAGTGATCAAGGAGTTCCGCGATTCGGGGCTGATTGTTTAGCTTAATCAAATCGTAAGTAGGAGCGTAAAGAGCTACGTTAGCCCAAGGGAATTTTACTACGGTCATTACTGCGATATAGTGCATGATTTCTGATTTGCCGGAGCCAAAGCCCGCGACGAACGCTAATGCCCAAGCAGTAAGCGTGAACCATGCATTCCAGAACTTTCCTTGTGGAGGCGTCGTTTGCCAAGCGTGATCGCTATCGCTGACTGTAGACTGAATTGATGCCTGCTTACTCATTCGATTTTACCGTCACCATCATTAACAGTGATTGTAACGGATTTTGAGTTTCCATCAGACATCTCTACTTCTTTCCATTTATCTGCATTAGCAGTTAGAAAAGCAAGGCAGGCATCCGCTGCCTTAGGAGATACTGAGCCCATAATCTTAAAGAGCTTCTCAGTTACCTTAAATTTGGCATCGTTCCGGCCTTTAAGGACGTTAATAGAGAAGAAATAAGCGTCAGGAATCGAAAGCTGATTAAGATCCTCAATCCCGTAAGTGCCTAGAACCTCATTATCACTAAGCCCCGCCGCAAGTCTCTTGATTACGTTTTCATCCTTTTCAACGAAAAATGACATAGCTTCATAATTCCACGCTTTAGGTGGAAGATCAGATGTATCATTTTTATTAAATTGGGCCAGAGTACTCACAACAACTATTTTTCCTAATGTATCATTAAACTTAGTTACAACTAAGTTTACCTTATTTTTACCGAAAAGTAAAGAACTATTTTTGAGCCGATTTTCTCCTTGCGAATCAATAACTTACTAGATTATAGAGAATTTAAGGATTCTAAGGAGTTCTAAAGCGGAACCTATATACCGCCCTTCCTTCTCGGCTAGCGTCCCCCTAGACGGCTAGCGTAGGACGAGGGAGGCTAAATCTTAGTATCGATACCCCTAAACTCGGGCCGATAACATATGTGCTCCGCTGTCCACAGTTCCGCGTGCTCTCCTCCCTATTTGCTTTAGGCTATTTTCTTTTGAAAAATTTTTGAGGCTTTCGGATTTATTCGTTCGGTGGAGAAGATTAAGGGGCTTGAGGTTGAGTTGAGGGTTGAGAGTGGTTGAGGGTGGTTGATGGAGGTATCTAGGGGTTGATGGAGCGCCGCCGGGTAGCTTTTTCGTGGAAAAGGCGGTATACTACGTGTATGATAAATAAAAAACGAAATGAGACTTTCCCCCCACGCGGGAAACGCTCGCCCGAAAATCGGGTGGGCGATACGGGTAATTTTACCCAGAATAAGGGGATTTCCCCTACAACCATAAAGGTAATTAAAATGAAAGCACTTACTAAAAACGCAGTCAATACCGCCATAGAAAATGAAACTACCTGGACTAAAATAATACAATTAGTATCTACCCTCGAAAATGTAGATAAAGCTGGCGCGGAAAGCCTACTCAAAAAAGGCGGATTCGATAAGCCGGAAAAAGCCGTGAAACGCTCCGTGCCGCAAAAAGTGGCCGATAGACTCGCCGAAGGAAAAATGACAGAAAGCGAACTTAAAACGCTCCTGAAAGCGATTTCCGGTAATCCAACCAGAGCGTTCAAAACGAACCTTCCAATGCTCGAACTCGCTAACAAAATCCACGCTAAGGTAGAAATGGAAAAAGTAGCTGGCCCAATCCAAAGCTAGCCTATAGGAAACCCCGTCGCAAGACGGGGTTTTTAAATTCCGATTTTTGGAGAAAAAGTCATGGATTATAGAGCATACAGAGAATTGGCGGAGACCGCCGGAATCGCATTCTCTGACATTTCCAGCTGCCTGCTGGCAAACAGCGACCTGGAATTCGTAGAACTGAGAGGCGAATCCCAGACCGAACGTCAGACCGAATGCCTGTCGAATATCGAATGGCCGACCGAATATCAGCCGAATACCTGACCGAATAGGCCAGTCGAATAGGCTGGCCGAATAACCTGGAGATAAAAATGAAAGCGAAAATGTATAAAGTAGTTGAAGATTGGAATTATTATTTCTTTGACAGTAAAGAAAAAGCAATTGCCGTCGCAGAAAAAGATTTCGCAGAAGGCGAGTCATACAGAATTACCGTGTTCGATATGGACACGGACGAAGAAGTATTTTACCTGCAAGAAGAAGATTGACAGGAGATAGAAATGAGTAGAAAAACCAGAGAGAGAATTGAAATCGCGCTGTTTATCGCAGCAATCGCCTTAATAATGTACATACCGTTTCCGGGAGATTTCTAATGTGGGATTTAATATTGTTACCGGCATACGGTCGGAAGTATACAGACGCTAAAGGAGTTAGAAAAGATTGGGAGGGAGGATTAGATTTTAGGATTCTGCAAGGCCCATACACCTCCATTAGAGACATCGAAACTCTCAGCGGCGAATATTTAACAATTGCCATATATTACGGTGCGGGGAACTTCCTGGAATTATAAGCGAATTAGCCTAATGCTCCTCATATAGATGCCGGGGAGCATTGGGGTAACAACTTGTTACCATAACCTGGAGATAGAGATGAAAATAAGAACTCAAGATAACTTAATTGCAGCAGGAATGGTGTCGGTCGGAGTTGCGCTGACAGTTGGAATCATGATTACATCCGCCGGAATGGCCAGTCGAATACCAGCATCGAATATTTGGGCCGAATGTGTCAACGATATAGCTTATAAAGCCTATGTCGAAGATGACATGGATAACGATTTTGATTCAGGATTCGACGCCGGATTGTATGCGGCAAAAGTTTGCGGAGTAGAGAAATGAAAGAGAAAATCAAATTTGGGAAGATAAACACAGGTCGTGGATATAATCCTCGGCATGAGCATATAGTCGCTTACGCAATTGAAGAACTTGGAGATGGCAATTCAGTCGTCACTTTTGTAGACGAAGTTCGCCAGATTACAGGCGAAATTGTTATAAGCTACGAGGAAGTATCATCGGGGGACATCTTGCGGAATTACGATGAGGGGAACTACGTTGACCTTTCCTTTTCCCACCCTATGGTGGAGCGCATAATGGTCGGGAACTTATAGTGGGGGAGCAAAGGTTAAGGTACGTGAGGACATACCTGCTGAACGAGCTGCTGGCTCATAGCCCAGACGAGGACATCTGTTCCGCTGGGTTATGGGTCGCATCAGCCCTGGATAGCGAAATCCTGGAGCTGTTCAACGCACTGGTAAACGGACGAGTCAGTGTTGAATACAAGGACTGCGGTTTTAACTTTGTAGAGAGGAAATAGCGATGAATGCACAACAGATACTAGATACTATGGTGTTCCTGGGAGACTCGATTACCGAAGAACAGAAGGGCAGGCTATTAGATGAAATCAGGACATTAGGCCACGGAGGGATAATGTGGCTGTCGGAACAGCCCGATTTCATCCTTTCGGATGTGGAGCTTTATACAGATATCAGCATGATGCGCGGCGAGATGGGAATCTACTAAGCATCTTATAGCCCATTCGATATTGAGTGGGCTATGGGATGGGGGATGTTCCTTCATCACGACCTTGGAGAACAAAGATGAAAATGACGATAAAAACTACGAAGATGATTGAATTTGAAGATGAGGGTGGGTATGTCCATTCGATAGAATTCAGCAAGCAAATTGAAGAGGCTTGGAAGATGGTCAGAGCAACCTGGTATTTATATGGGGAACAAAATAAAGTTCTTCATATTAAGATGGTGAAGAGTATGCTGAATATCGGCTTGCATGATGCGGCGTATCTTGTTAAGGATGCATACAATTGTAAGACCCAATACTAAATTACCGCTTCCCCGTTGGCAATATCGCCGATGGGGAACATAACCTTGGAGAATAAAATGGAATCGAAATTTGCATATGAAACCGACCGGGAGGCCATCGCCATCCTGAATGCAATCGACGACCTTGGCTTGGACTATATCAATGAAGAGCCAACAGACGAATGTCCGGGCATCATCTTCGTGGATATAGAGCTGGAGGAAGAATTCAGTTATATCCGTGATGCCTACCATGTAGCAAGCCGGCAGACTTTCATTACTGTATACAAGGCCATTGGCGGATGGAAATCAGTATGTATGGTTTTCGATAAGGAAATCGATTTTTACGATACAGCGTTTACTGGAATTATGTATCACGATGAAAAGGACGCCGCCATCAAGGATGCCAAACAATTAGCATTCGACATTGAGCTGCGGTATATCCCACCTGAAACTAATTAGCCAATCCACCCAATCCGCTGGCACTCGTCCTGCTGGCGGATTCCTATTGGAGGAGCATATGATAGACTCACCTTACGTCACGACTTGTGGCTACGCGAATAACTGGAGGGCAATCATTATGGAGCACCACGAAGTAATGCACATCCATATGCCAATGAAAACCGGCGGGCATTTCGATACAGAAAAAGCGGCCATCGAATATGCCCATCGAATATCCGAAGAAACTGGAATCGAATACAAAAGCCGTTAATCGGAAATAAAATGTAAATCGAATAAGGGCTACTTATGTAGCCCTTTCAATTGGAAGCAAGTAAATAAAATCGTGTATTTGTTAGAAAAAGAATCGAAATCGCTAATATAAAAAGGTTTTCGATTTTTAGACCTATTTAAACCCCGTCGCAGCTGGGTTTCGGGAGATTCTCCCCTATATAAGTTCTAAAGATATATATACTTGTGTAATATATAGTATATATATATACGAGGCCCCCCCTCCTAACCTCCTTATTTAATGTAGCTAGCCTATTGATTTATAAGACTTTTTTAAAAATCCGCGTAAACGCCTTTAAAACCGTAGAGAACT